TACGGTGGAGGATTTGGAGAAAGAAGTCAGATTCCGTAACCGAACAGGAGTTTCATTAAACCTTACCAGGCAGGAGTTGGCAGCAGGATCACAGAATATCAAGAACATGACATTTGATACAATGCTGGCAATGAGCCTGATGGTATTGAGAGATGAATTTGATTTCGGGAAGAAGAGACTTGAAAGATTCAAGGACAGATTTGCACAAAAAGCCACATCCTTGGCAGACGACTACTGCACATGGCTGGATATAGTAGATGTGCTCAAGGAAGAAACCAGAATAGATTTAGAAATCCGGTGGAACGACAAGAAATGACCGATTCGGTCACTGAAAAAGGGTGCTACTAAAATTCACATAGATACATCCTTCCTGTGTGAGCCTGTCAGATCACAGGAAGGAGAAAGGAGAAACAAGATGCAGAAGAAAGAAATAGATGATCTCAATGATACCATAAAATGGTTCAAGACAGCAAGAAGAAACAATGATATGGCGTGTATCCTTCCAGATGGCCCGATGATGAAAAACATCATTAAATGGCTTGAGAAATTAAGAGAATACGAAAACCGTCAGGAAAAAAGAGAAAAACGCGATAAGTCAGTATTGGTGATAGATTCACCAGAGAATTGCTATGATTGCCCGTTCGGAACTACATACTGCGGCGAACTTGAATATGAGGGTTTGTGTGAATTAGCTGACTGTTTAGACTGCGATGAAATTTTGATAACAGAAGAACATTATGATTGTGAAAGTAAATCAAAACCTGTTTGGTGTCCATTGAAGCTGTTACCAGAGAAGAAAAGTACAACTGCACCTGTGAGCAATTACGAAGTGCAGAAAAACTTATTTGCCGCTGGTTGGAATAGCTGCATTGATAAGATTATCGGAGAAGGAAAGGACATTTAAGAATATGAGCAGAGAGGAACAGATATGCGAAACCTGTAAAGAGAATGATAATGGTTTCTGCGATCGCATTGGACGCATGGTAGAAGATGACGACTGGTGTGCAAAATGGAAAACCAAAGAAGTTCCGGAATGGAAAGCAAGGATGATGAATACATTTCTGGCCGGACACTGAGAGGAGGGCGGAAATGATCCCATTTTTATACGATGTAACAGATAGATCAGGCAATCTGGTGATAGGCAATGCAACATTTGCAGAAATAGTGGAAGGTTTAAACTGCTCAAAAGCACAGGCGAACAATGCAAGGACATCCGGAGATTTAATCTTCAGGAAGTACGAAATGCACAGAGTTGATCGGAAATTAAGCAGAGTGAAGGATATCGCATTGCTTCAGGAATTTGATACCGTCCGTCTCCACTTGCTGGGATATAAGAAAGGCGACAGGAAATGAATAAAAGACAGAAAAAGAAACTATTCCGAAAAACCATGGGATGGAATCCTCCGGACTGTTTAATCTACACCAGCCTGGACTACCATGTTTTTATCGGCAAGCCCTGGGGAGGTCTGACAGCCCTAAAGAAGCAGGAAGCCACCAGAACAGTAGAAGACTTTAATCGAAATATCCAGAACAGGAATTATCTACTCAGAGAAGCAAGGAGGTATACCAGATGAAACAGGGAGGATTATTATTTCCTAAAGAATCCACCAGAAAAAAACGGAAGAAGCACCACAAAAGCATCATAGACAGAGACATGAAGAATCAGTGCTTCATTTGCGGCAAAACAGACTATACAGAACGCCATCATATTTATGGCAGCGCAAACCGCAAATACTCAGAACAATATGGCTTAACCGTATATCTTTGCCCAGAATGCCACAGGACCTCAGAGATATCAGCACACCGAAACAAAGAAGTCAGGATTACCCTGCAGCGGATCGGTCAGAGAACATTTGAGAAGAAGTGTGGCAGCAGGGATAAATTCACGGAAATATTTGGGAAAAACTATCTGGAGGATGAATAGATGAACATTGCACATCATCAAAGACAAAAATGTTACAGCCGAAACGAATTGCAAGGAATACAGATTCTACGAACAAAAAGTGACCGAATCGGTCAGGAAGGAGAAAAAATGAATTACGACAAAAGCAACATTCCTCTCATGAGAATGGGAGACATAAGAAAGACGCTCAAAAGAACGTTCAAAGTCCGCCCAGGCAGAAAGATTAAATTAAAAGCGCGGGTAAGAGATGATGGAAACAGCACACGAATCATATACCATACAGCAACTGTTATAAAATTATATCCCTATGTGGTACAATTACAGCTGGAAAACGGGCAATACACCTCTCCCGGATACACAAAACTATATCTGATGTTCCATGGTGCCGACGAGAAATAAGAAACAGGAGGAATACCGAAGTGAATAGAGACTTATTGGAACAGTACACAGATGCAGTAAAACTGATCAAAGAAACGAGAGAAACCATAAAAAAGCTGGAGAAGAGAAACTCTGTGCAGACAAAAGATACGGTTTCTGGAAGCAATTCGGAATTCCCTTTTCAACCCATGCATTTTGTAATCCAGGGTAAAACACACGATGAGGACGACAAGATAGAAAGACAAAAACGTAGACAACAGATACAGATAGAGCAGGCAGAGAAGTTAAAGAACGATGTGGAAGAGTGGATGCTTACAATTCCATTCAGAATGCGCAGGATCATTAAGTTTAAGATTTTTGAGGAGATGAACTGGCAGCAGGTTGCAAAGCATATAGGAGGAAAAGCGACTGGAGAATCTGTGAGAAAGGAATTTGAAACATTCATGAAAAAATAAAAGTTTTTCCGGTTTTTCCGTTTTTTCCGTTTTAAATATGCAATAATATAAACTGGAGTTGCTGAAATGGATATAGGTAAATCTCCTTCCTTACGTTTGCCAGGTGCCACAGCCTGGCAAACGAATTGGCCGGTACCAGACCAAACACAAAAAGGTACAAGGACTCACATGGATTTTCCTTGGCGTAGGAGCCATCTGCTTGTAGAAAGCAGGTGGCTCTTATACTATGGACATTTAGCTCAGCCGGGAGAGCAATCGGCTCATAACCGACAGGTCCTGGGTTCGAACCCCAGAATGTCCATAATAATTACCGCGGGATAAAGTAACGGAAACTTACAGGCCTCCTTAGCCTGGAACGGTGGTTCGAATCCGCCTCCCGCTATCAGAGAACAGGAGGGATGGCATGATATACAAACGATGTAGTAGATGCGGGAGTAGGGTACCGGCAGGGACTACGTGCCCGTGCAGAAAGAATAACATCAGAGAGTACGCAAAGCCAACCGGAATAAAGAAAGAATACCACGCACAACGATGGAAGAATCTGAGACAGTTTGTGCTTAACAGGTATGATGGACTGGATATCTATATGCTGTACAAGCATAACAGAATAATAACAGCAGATACGGTACACCATATTGAACTGTCACAAGACAGACCTGATCTGTTCTATTCAGATTCGAATTTGATTCCAGTCTCAAGAGCTGGACATAAAGAGATACATACACGGTACGAGAAAGAAGGAAAGGCAGCAGTGCAGGAGGAATTGAGAGACTTTCAGGAGCGTTTCAAGACCGCCGGGGGATAGAAAAAAGTTTTAAGCGAATCTCCCACGACCACGTATGCCCCTTTCTTTCCACAAAATTCTAAAAACGAAAAAAAAGTTGGCAAATGAGAGGAGGGAGGCCGTAGGGCAAGACCGAGGGTGCCGGTAGAATTGCAAACCGGACATTTAAAAGTTATTGACGGACAGAAGAAAAGAGATGCAGAAGACCAGGTAAAAACCGAGAAAAATCAGCTCAAACGACCTCCTTCCTGGCTGATCGATGATGTCGCCAAGAAAGAATGGAGAAGAGTTGTAAAAGAGTTAAACAAGTTAAATATAGTCGGAAATTTGGATCTAAATAATATCGGAGGCTACTGTAATGCTTTCGCAAACTATGTAAAAGCGACAGAAATATTGAGTCAGCAGACGTATTATGTTGACCGAGAAACCAGAACAGGAGTAATTGTTGTAAAAAACCCCATGGTTGATATTCAGAAAGGATATGCAGAAGAAATGAGACGCTTCGCCGCCTTGTGCGGGCTGACAATTGATTCAAGACTAAAAGCAGGAACAGTGAAAGCAAATAAGCAGCAGGAAGAAATTGAGAACCGGTTCGGTGCTATATGATTCTTGATGAACTTAAAAAATACGCTCATGATTGTATATCTGGGAAAATTATCAGCGGCAGAAAACATATATGGGCCTGCGAAAGATTACTGAGAGATATTGACCGAATAGGTCAACCGGATTTTCCGTATGTTTGGAATGAAGACCAGGCAGAGAATATTGTAGAATGGTTTGCACTTTTGAGACACAGCAAGGGAATCCTGGCGAAACAGCCGATAATGTTGACTCCTTGGCAAAAATTCCGTATATGTCAGCTGTACGGATGGATACATAAAGACACTGGATACAGAAGATTCAAGAAATATTTTACTGAAGTGGCCAGAAAGAATGCGAAATCTCAGGAAGAGGCAGGAATTGCCTTGTATGAAGCAGCAGTGACTTCTACCAAAAATGCAGAGGTATATGAGATTTATACAGCTGGCACAAAACGTGATCAGTCAAAAATCGTATTTGGAGAAGCTGGTCTGATGTTGCAGGGATCACCTTTGAGAATGAGATTCAAAGTAACCAGGGACTGTGTAAAACACTTAAAAAGTCATAGCACGATAAAACCATTGTCGAAAGACGATGGAAAATCTGGAGACGGTACAAACCCTGCATTACTCGTCTTAGATGAATATCACCAGCACAAAACAACTGAATTTTACGATTTAGGCATAGGCTCCAATACAAAGGAGCCTCTTTTGATGATCATAACAACAGCCGGTATGGATCTGACCTATCCGTGCTATGTAACAGAATATCAGTATTGTTCTAAAGTTCTGGATCCAAATACAGATGTAGAAAATGATGAGTATCTGATTGACATCTGCGAAATGGATCCAGAAGACTATGAAGACATTTCAAATCTGGATAATGAAGAAAACTGGAAGAAAGCAAACCCGATCAGAATGACTTATCCGGAAGGTGCTGATAAAATTCGCGGAGAATACAAGATCGCCAGAGAACAGCCGGAACACATGACTGCATTCCTTACAAAATGTCTGGATGTATGGGTACAAGCAAAAGAAAACGGATACATGGACATGGCAAAATGGAAGGCTTGCCAGGTGGACGAGCTGCCATTTGATATTACAGGGTATCCGGTATATGTAGGATTCGATATGTCTGCAAAGACGGACCTTACATCTGTGGCTTTTGTAATTCCATTTTTATCTGGGGAGTATGATGCGAATAGAAAAGAAATAGTAAAATATATTATTTGGTCCCATAGCTTCATTCCAACAAGAGAAAAGCTCCAGGAACATATTATGAAAGATAAAGTTGCTTATGATGCCTGGGAACGAATGGGATTTCTGGATGTAACGGATACACCGATTGTAGATCAGGGAGCGGTTATGAGGTATGTACTTGAAACCTGCGAAAAGTTAAATTTAAAAATACAGTGTCTGTGTTTTGATCCTGCAAATGCAAGCAAATTAATGATGGATCTGTCGAACGAGGGATATGACGTTGAAGAGGTTTTTCAGAGCCATAAACATCTGAATGAAGCAACACAAGGGTTCAGAGAACAGGTTTTCTGCGGAAATATAATATACACTTACAATCCGCTGCTGAATTATGCGATGAGTAATGCGGTAATCCGGCAGAGTAATGGACTTATCAAAATTGATAAGGACGCAACAACAAAGAGAATTGACCCGGTGGATGCAACATTATGTGCTTTTAAGCTGGCAATGTTCCACACCTTCGGGGATGATTACGGAGATTATATTGATAACTTTATAGAGGAGATATTACACGAGGATTCTACAGAAAATTAAAAATATGTGGAATTCCCTTGTCGGAGAATCTATATCGCTGGATGATGAGAAACTTCTGGATTGGCTTGGCATTGAACCAGATACACCGAGAAATGCAATTGGGGAGGTTACATATTTCACCTGCCTGAAGATGCTCTCTGAGACAATGGGAAAAATGCCACTGAAATTTTACAAACAGACGGACAAGGGAAAAATTCGAGCAGAGCCGAATCGAACATCAAGACTATTGATGGAAAGACCGAATCGGCTCATGACCCCGACAACATTCTGGGGAACAATAGAATACAACTGCGAACATTATGGAAATGCATATGTCTGGATTCAGACAAAGTTTGAAAAGAAAGGCCGTTTCGGAGGAGAATATAATGTTCTTTCATTCTGGCCGATGCAGAGCAATTATGTAGACGTTTTGATAGATGATGTGGGTGTATTTGGAGAAGCAGGAAATTTATACTATCGTTATAGCGATCCAAAAACCGGAAAAACATATACGTTTTCACAGAATAATGTGCTGCACTTTAAAACATGGAGTACATTTGACGGAATCATGGGGAAACCTGTACGCCAGATACTGAAAGATTCCATAGCTGGTGCGATTGAGTCACAGAAATATCTTAATAAGTTGTATGTGAGTGGGTTGACTGCAAAGGCGGCACTACAATATACAGGCGATCTGGACAAGCCTAAACGCCTGGCACTGCAAAAGGAATACAACAGCCTGCTTTCAGGAGCAAAGAATGCTGGAAAAGTAGTTGCAGTACCAGTCGGAATGACACTACAGCCACTGAATGTAACACTTGCGGATGCGCAGTATTCGGAATTGAAAAAGTATACTGCTTTGCAGATTGCAGCAGCGTTCGGAATTAAACCGAATCAATTGAACAATTATGACAAGTCCAGCTATTCAAATTCTGAAAGCCAGCAGTTGGCATTCCTGGTGGACACGATGAGCTATAGATTGTCACAGTACGAGCAGGAGATAAACTATAAATGTCTTTCTGATACTGAGAAAAAAGAAGGATATTATTTTAAATTCAACGAAAAAGCAATATTGAGAACGGATTCAAAGACACAGAAGGAAGTAATAACTGGATACGTGCAGAACGGAATCTATACGATCAACGAGGGAAGAGATCTCCTTGATCTACCTTTTGTGGACGGAGGAGATGTCAACATGGTAAACGGAACGTATCAGCCGATAACACATATAGGCGCGGCTTACGGAATTAACACACAGGGAGGTGAAGGAGATGGAGATTGATGTAAGAGGGGATATCATCAGCAATGATGACAAATGGATTTACGACTGGCTGGACTGGGATTCTACATGTCCGAATGATATCAGGAATGCAATTGCATCTCTTCAGCAGGGAGAAACACTCATAGTAAACATAAACTCGGGCGGCGGCTCTGTAATGGCAGGGCAGGAAATCTATTCTATGCTTACCGGAAGAAGTGACGTGGAAATCAACATTCAATCACTTGCCGGCAGCGCGGCCAGTGTGATTGCAATGGCAAACACATGCAAAATGAGCCCTGTTGCGACTATAATGATTCACAACGTTTCAATGTCAGGAGCTTCCGGAGATTATCATGATATGCAGAAGAACGCAGAAATCCTGAAAACAATGAACAGTGCGCTTTCGGAAGCGTATGCAAGAAAAACAGGAAGATCAAAAGATGAAATCCTGAAAATGATGGATAAGGAAACGTGGATCACAGCAGAGAAGGCTCTTGAACTTGGATTTATTGATAAAATCGAGAATTCAGGGCAGCAGTTCTTTAATTGCGTGTGCGGAGTCAGACTGACGGATGAAATACGCAATAAAGTAAAACAGGAAAAAGAAGCCCAGGGAGCAAAAGAACAACAGAAAAAAGAAATATTAGGAGACTTAGACCGGTATGGTATCTGAGCGGAACGGAGGATATAAGGAATAAAAAATTATTAGAACTTTTGAACTCTATTAATGAGAAAAAAACAATGGTACAGTCCTTGGTAGAGCAGGGAAAGCTGGAAGAAGCGAGAGCAGCCAAGGAAGAACTTAAAGATATGCAGGAACAGTTTGACCTTTTGAAAGACATCATGGATCCGGACGGAGATGGAACAATTAAACCACTACAGGATCCAAAACCGATAGAAAATAACTCTATCAAAGAATTTGCTAATGCTGCAAGAAGAGGATTCCGAAACGCAACTATGGTAGAAGGCACACCTGCAGATGGAGGATATACAGTCCCGGAAGACATCCAGACACGGATTAATACCTACAGAGATGCAAAATTCTCTCTGATCAGCCTGGTTGATAAAGACAATGTAACAACAAGCAAAGGCCAGAGAACCTATAAGAAACGTGCGCAGCAGACTGGATTTGCGAAAGTGGGAGAAGGCGGAAAGATAACAGCTGGAACAACCCCACAGTTCGAAAGAATCTCATACGAGATTGAGAAATATGCAGGATACTTCCCTTGCACAAATGAACTCCTTGCGGATACAGATGAAAATATCACAGGCGTTTTGATAACATGGATTGCGGATGAGTCAAGAGTCACAAGAAATAAAATGATTCTTGAGCAGATTGCGACAAAGGATGTAACAGCGATGAAAGATCTTGATGATATCAAGAAAGCATTGAATATCACGCTTGGACAGGCATTTAAACCTACTTCTGCAATTGTGACAAACGACGATGGGTTACAGTGGCTTGACACATTAAAGGATAACGAAGGAAGATATCTTCTCCAGCCGGATCCTGCAAATCCAATGCAGCTTAGACTTTGCGCTGGATCAACAATTGTTCCTGTCAAAGTTATTCCAAACTCCGATATGCCATCCGATACAAAGACAGCAGGAAGCAGAAAAATACCAGTTATTATTGGAGATTTGAAAGAGGGTATCAAATTCTGGGACAGAAACCAGACGACTCTTATGACATCTAACATCGCCCAGATCGGAGAACTGAATGCGTTTGAAGAAGATCTTACAATCTTCAGGGCAATTGAAAGGGAAGACTGCACGGTGAAAGACAAAGAAGCGTTCGTAAACGGACAGCTGACAATTAAAGATGCAACTGTTACAGGAGTATGAGATAAGATGGTGACCTATGGATATTGATGCAGTAAAAGAGTATCTACGAATCGACGATGATGCAGACGACATGACCATAGAACTGATGATGAACGCTGCAAAAGAATACATAAAAGATGCTGTCGGGAAATGTGATGAGAAGAATCCAAAAACGCAGATGTTATTCATGCTTATCATACAGGATCTCTACGAAAATCGTGTGCTGACAGTAAAGGAAGCAGACAAACAACGACTGACACATGTGGTCGGATCAATGGTTCTTCAGCTACAGGCGTCACAACTGGAGGAAGAAAATGGTTGATATCGGAAAACTAAACAGGCGGATCACATTTCTCCGCCTGAACACTTCAGAAGATGAAATGGGCCAGGACAAATCCGAGTGGAAAAAATATCGGACAGTATGGGCAACTGTAAAACCATACAAAGCATCAGAATACAATTTCATGAGCAAATTAAAGCCGGAGGTTACACACAGAATGTACATCCGCTTCCGAAAAGATATTACTGCAGATATGAGGATTTTGTATCAGGGACACATGTTTTCCATTGCAGGCCCGCCGCTTGATATAGACAATACGCACAGAATGTTGGAAATCCAATGTGAGGAGGTGTTCGAAAGTGTCAAGTATCAACTTTGATTTTGACGCTTCGGGACTGATCCAGGCAATGGAGAAGGCGACAAAACAATATCCTGCATCTGCGGAAAAAGTTTTAAAGAAAGAAGCGAAAAATATTGCTAAGGATTTACAAAAACGAGTAAATTCCGAAGCAAAAGGGCACCATTACCGGCAGGGGAAGAACAGCGGTGACGAAGAAACACAGAAGCCATTAAGCGAGAGCTTCCGGCAGGGAAGAGTAATCCGTTCCGGAAGTAAAATGACAATCGCCGTAACGTCATCAGCTCCTCATTATCATTTGTACGAACTTGGCCATGATATGGTCACTCATAATCGGAAGGACAAGAAAGGAAGAGGGAGAGCAGGAACTGGAAAGAAAGTCGGAGAAGTAAAAGGAAGAAAGACAGTTGCAAGATATATGGCGCAGCGTGCGGATCACGCAGAGCTGATCGGACAGGAACTACTTGACGAAATATTAAAGGAGGCTGGAATTGACTCTTAAAGAAATAAAGAAAGCGGTCAATTCCGCTTTGAAAGAAAGATATCCGGAATACAAAATCTATGGCGCCGATACAATAGAAGGCTATACCAGACCTTCTTTTTTTGTATATATAACACAGACCTTTTTAGAATCAACAAAAAATGCCAGACATAAGAATGTAGAGGTTGAAATCTACTACATACAAAAAGCGGCAAACGAGGCAGATGGAACAGATTTTTTCACCATAATGGAAGAAATGTTCGGGCAGAAACTGACAGTAGGCAGCAGAAGCTTGAACACAAGCGACATGGAATTAACCTTCCAGGGAGAAAATGCAAATGTACCAATGTGTAGATTCGACATAGAGTTCTGGGACCGGATTGAAAGACAGGAAAATGTTGAAACAATGAAAATACTTATGCTTGGACAGGAGGTAAAAGACTAGGGGCTTACCAACAATGAACGTTGTCTTTGTGGCAGCGGCGAGAAAAACAATAAGACGAGCTGAACGTGGAACGGTTGGAATGATCATAAAAGAAACAACGGTACCAACCGCAAACCCGACTGTTATTTACAGTGAAAAAGATATCCCGGAAGCATTTAGTGAAGAAAACAAAGAGCAGATCAAATTTGCACTGAAAGGAAATGATACAACTCCAAGAAAGGTAGTTGTATATGTCCTTGCAAAGACAGAAGAAAATTACAGCAAGGCTTTAGAATACTTTGAGATTAAAAAAGTAACATGGCTGTGCTGTCCGACTGTAAAGACTGATGGACAGGAAGAAAGCGTCCTGACATGGGTAAAAGAGCAGAGAGATGGCAATAGGAACAGGGTAAAGGCAATTCTGCCTAATAATACGGCGGACAATGAAGGCATTATAAATTATGCAACGAGCGAAGTGGTTGTAAACAATAAGAAATATACGCCAGAGGCGTTCTGTTCCAGAATCGCCGGACTTCTTGCGGGAACATCGTATAAAATATCATCTACATTTGCCGTGTTGGAAGAAGTAAGCGCATGTGAAAAACTGGATAAAGATGCACTGGATACTGCTGTGGATTCAGGAAAATTTGTTGTGTTCTACGATGGAGAAAAAGTAAAGGTAGCAAAAGGTGTCAACTCTCTGACGACAGTTCAGAAAGGAAAAGCTGATTCATGGAAAAAAATCCGTGTTGTAGAGACGATGGATATGATCAACGACGATTTGGTGCTGCTTGCCGAGGATAACTATATCGGAAAGTATCCAAACACATACAGTAACAAATGCCTCCTGATATCAGCGATCAATTCTTACTTGAAAGAGTTGGAAAGAAACGGGCTGATACAGGACTATGAAATTGGACTGGATACAGAAGCAATAAAAGAATATATCATCGAAAACAAGGAGGTCTCCAGAGACGAAGCAGAAGCAATGTCAGAGGAGGAAATCAAAAAGCAGTATACCGATAATAAAGTTTTTTTGAAGGCACACGTGACGATCGTGGACGTAATGGAAGACATTAATCTGGAGATTGCTGTGTAAGGAGGAAACAAAAGGAATAATTATACAGATGACAGAGTTGTCAACGGCACTTTTGGAGAGTGCTGGATAGACAATGACTACATGGCAGAAACGACCGCTTTGCAGGCAAAGATGAAGCTTGACACGACCGAAGTTAAGAGAACCGGAACGCTGGAAAAAGGGTATAAGGTAACCGGGATTAGCGGAACTGGAACCTTGAAGCTGAATAAAGTGACATCTTATTTCATAAAGAAGATTTCAGAGAATTTAAAAAAAGGAAAAGCAACAAGAGCGACGATCATTACAAACTTAGAAGATCCAGAAGCATTTGGAGCAGAAAGAATTCGCTTAGATAACTGCGTGTTCGCAGAACTGACACTTGCGGACTGGGAAGCAGGTAAGCTGCTTGAGGAATCTATACCGTTTAACTTCAGCAGCTTCGAAGTACTTAACACAATAGATGCATAGGGGAAAGAATATGAATTTAATTGAAAAGTTACTCAGCGTAGATAAAACAAAAGCCACGGAAAAAGAGACAAAAAAGATTAAATCAAAGAAACTGGCCAAACTGGTAGGCGAAGATGCAGAGATTACGATCAGAGAATTATCAGGGAAAAGATACAATACCCTTCAGGCCATGTTGTATGACAAAAAGGGAAACCGTGATATGAATGCCACATATGATTTCAATTTAATGTGCTGTGTATACGGTGTCGTGGATCCATGTCTGACTGATCAGAAATTGATGGAACATTTTGGGGCTTCTACGCCAAAGGATCTTGCGGCGATTCTGTTTGGAATGGAAACTGGAAGCATCGCAGCAGAAATCGTAAAACTCTCAGGACTTGGAGAAGACGCTGAAGAAGAAGTAAAAAACTTATAAAGGTGGACAGCGAAGCAAGCGTTGCTTACGCATTGTTCCGCCTGAAAAAATGGAAGCCATCGAAATATTACAATATGGGCGCGGGTGAACGATTAATCACCCGCGCTTTTTTGAAACAGGAAATACAAGACTTAAAAGAGGAGATGAAAAACAAGGGCAGGTAAGACGGTTGCAGCAGTTGTTAAGCTAATAGATGATTTCAGCGATCCGTCAAAACAGGTGGCGGCCCAGGCTCGTGACCTGGAAAAACGTTTTAACAATGTTGCTGATGTATTCTCTCATGCCGGAGATGCATTTACATCTGCCGGAGAAACATTGACCAAGTCGGTCACTGCACCACTGGTAGCAGTCGGAACTGCGGCCATTAAATTTTCCTCTGATTCACAGGACGCATTTCAGCAGTTTGCGGCGGCAACAGGTACCGCAACAGATGAGATGGGCAAGTATAAAGACATGATCAACAATGTCTATAAAGATAATTTTGGTGAGTCCATCAATGATGTTGCGGAAGCAATGGCAACTGTCAACCAGAATATGTCTTACCTGGATGATTCGGCTCTGCAGAGATGCACGGAATATGCCTATACTCTTTCAGACACCTTCGGATATGACGTTGCGGAAAGCACCAGAGCTGCAGATACCCTGATAAAAAATTACGGTGTATCTGCAAGAGAAGCTTTTAACCTGATCACCCAGGGAGCACAGTCAGGAATGGACTATTCCGGGGAAATGATAGACAGCATTAATGAATATTCAGTGCAGTTTAAGAAACTTGGACTGGATGCAGAAGATATGTTTTCCATATTTGCCAATGGCGCTCAGAATGGCGCTTTTAATCTGGATAAAGTCGGAGATGCTGTAAAAGAATTCTCTATAAGAGCAATAGATGGTTCAGATACGACAAAGCAGGGATTTGAAGCTCTTGGAATGGATGCAGCGAAAATGGCAGAGAAATTTGGAGCCGGAGGAGATGCCGCAAAGGAAGCATTCAATGAAGTGATAAAAGGACTTGCTTCCATGGATGATCCTGTAGCACAAAGCACAGCCGGTGTTAACTTATTCGGAACTATGTGGGAAGATCTGGGACCACAGGTCATAACCTCTATGTCAACGGCAAGTGATGCAATAGATAAAAACAAGGAGTCTGTCGAAGGACTGGTAAATGTAAAATACGATACATTATCAGGCGCTCTGGGAGGACTTTGGAGAACGATACAGGTAGATGTGCTGCAACCAATTGGGGACCAGTTGATTCCGTATGTCACAAAAGGAATCAGCGTTGTGCAGAAATTTACAGACAAATGGAATAAATTAGGGCCGGCAACTCAGAAGACGATAGTCAAATTTGCAGCAGTAGCGGCATCGGTAGGACCTGTTTTACTTGGACTCGGGAAAGTGTCCTCCGGAATCGGAACAGTAATCTCGAATTTTGGAAAAGTAGGTAGTGCGATTACAAAACTGACGGGTACTTCAGGATTCTCGGGAATTGCGAAGATAATGAAAGGACAATTTGGAATTGCGGCATTCGCAGTGGCAACAGCGGCTCTGCTGATCTATAAAAACTGGGACAGAATCGCACCTATTTTGCAGAAGATAGGGGATAGATTTGTGGAATTCTGGCAGACAGTAAAACCGCAATTAGAACCGTTCATAGAATTTGTGGAAAAAATAGCATCATACCTGAAAGAGACATTCGGACCGGTAGTCGAAGAAATCTTTAATTTCGCCGGAGAATTTATCGTCGGAACATTTGATACGATTGGAGTTGCTATTGACGCATTACTCACTATGTTCGAAGGAATTATCTCCTTTTTGAGCGGTGTGTTTAAAACAGACTGGGAATCTGTATGGAATGGATGCAAGGAGTTTGTAGGAACTGCATTCTCAGGACTGGCTGATATGGTAAAAGTTCCGATTAATGCTGTGATATCAATCGTCAATGGAGCAATCAGCAAGATTAATTCAATCCATTTTACAGTTCCTGAGTGGGTACCCGGAATAGGAGGAAAAGGCTGGGAGGGCCTTAACATACCACAAATCCCAACTCTTGCGAAGGGCACAGATAACTGGCAGGGAGGTATCGTACAGATCAGTGAAAAAGGTGGAGAGATTGTAGATCTTCCACATGGAAGCAGAGTGTATCCACACGACGAATCTGTACAGATGGCACGCCAGGAGGCAAAGAAGAACTTTATAGTCAAAATTGCGAAGCTTGCAGACAGTATTGTAGTGAGAGAAGAATCTGATATTGATAAAATAGCAGAAGCGATTGTAAGGAAAATCGAAGAGGCAAGTGACAACATGCCGCAAACAGCGTAGGAGACAAGATGGAATATTGGTTAAAAAATGGGAATAAATCAATCCAGCTTCCGATCAGACCCGAATCATTTAGCGTGACATTCGAAAACTCGCATCAGACAGTAAATGTGCAGACAAAAGGGGATGTAACAATTCTTGGAAAAAAGGGACTCAAGACATATGCATTCGAGTCCTTTTTCCCGGAAAATGATTATCCCTTTGCGGATTATGCAAAAGACAGAAATCCGTGGGAATATGTAAAAGAAATTCTTAAATGGCAGGAAACGCCTATCCAGTTTATTGTCACGAAAACAAAACTGAATAAAAAAGTAATCATAAAATCATTTCAGTTCGGGGAAGAAGATGGAACTGGGGATATAAAATACTCACTTACTATGGACGATTACAGACCACCTAAGTACACTAAGCCGGCAAAAGCTGTTCTTGAACCGGTCGAATCAGATAAAAAGAAACCAGAGAAGGAGAATAACCGGCCAGACAATAAACCGAAAAAGAAGACGCATACGGTATCAGGCAAGGAAACGCTTCGGAGCATTGCGAAGAAATATTACGGTTCAGGAAGCTATAGCAGCAAGATATATAATGCGAATAAAACGGTAATAGAAAAAGAAGCAAAGAAACATGGCCACACGAGCAGCTCGCACAATGGAGTGAAAGGCTGGTGGCTCTACAATGGAACGAAACTGGTGATCCCATGAAACTGAATTGGAAAGATACGAATATAACTGGGTACGTTACATCGGTAAGCTGGTCGGGAAGCGCAAAACAAGCGGCCAGATCAGTAGTGTTTAATGTTGCGTATAGTCCAAATGATAAAAACGTAAAGAACCTGGGAATTAAACTGGGAGATAAAATAACATTTTACCCGGGGTACCCGGATGATAAAAAGACAAAATTCATTGGGATGGTAACATGCAGGGAAAGAAGATCAGAGGCAGGGGAACTTTCGTATACCGCACAGGACGGAATGATTCATTTACTCAGATCGTCGGGAACCTACAAATTTGCCAACAAGACGCCTGAAAAGATTACATCTTTGGTATGTAAGGACGTAAAAGTAAAGACTGGAAATCTGGCTAAAACTAAAATTAATATTCCTAAAATATTCTTTCAGGAAAGGTCGTATTATGAAATCATCATGGCTGCATATACAAAAGCGTACAGGAAGAATAAAAAGCCATATATAGCCCAGATGAACAGAGATAAGCTGGAAGTTATACAAAAAGGAAAAGTTATCCCCAATTTCCACATTTGCCAGGGGGAAAGAATTGTAGAATCCTCTTATTCTGAAAACATTGACAGCATGGTAAACCGAGTATACATATACAATTCGGATAATAGAAAAATAGGAAGCATAAGTAATTCAAAATGGGCTGATAAATTCGGAATCTTCCAAAATTCTATATCTGTAGATTCGGGGAATGGAAAAGCAGAAGCGAAGACAGAACTTCATGGGATTGATAAAACATCAAGCCTGACAATGATAGGAGACTGCAGATGCATCTCTGGATTAGGAGTGATCATAGAAGATTCCAGAACCGGACTAAAGGGGAAATTCTGGATAGAAAATGACAGCCATGAATGGAGTGGCGGTTTATACACCACAAAACTGGAACTGGCTTTTAAAAATATTATGGACGTCCAGGAAGAGGATGAAGAACAGGAAACATCTGAAGGTTCTTTTAAATCAGGGACAAGCAGCGCATTAGAGGATGTACTAAATCAGGCAAGAGCCTGGATTGGAATATCAGGGACAACAAATGAAGCTACACAGTACTATGGATATAACGGAGTTGCCTGGTGCTGCATCTTTCAATGGTCTGTATTTAATAAATCAGGACATGGAAATCTCTTCATGGGCGGAGGAAAGACTGCAAGCTGCATTAATGTTACACAATGGTATCAGGCTCGCGGGAAATTTGGAAAAACTCCAAAAGCTGGAGCGTTGGTAGTCTATGGACCTGGTGGTGGAAGCCATATAGGAATTATCGAAAGCGTATCCGGAACAGGAATCAATGATTATGTATCAATTGAAGGAAATACAGGTGGAGGCGGAGGAATTGCGGCGCGAAAACAATACGGAAATCGAAGAAGTGATGTTTATGGCTTCTGCTATATCGACTATCCTGCTACAACAATATCGACAGGAAATGACTCAGTAATATCCGGGACATCGAAACCAATACCGGCGGGACTGCAACAATCTGGCATATGCCCATGGGATTACACAATATATCCGTTTTGGTATAGTCGATGGAACGGTGATTCTATGCAAAGACGGGTAGCGGATATATGGAATGCGAAAGGACGAGCAAGCAATCATGGCATAGCGACTATAGATGGTTATTATCTTGTTGCTGTGGGTTCATATTTTGGCTCTTGTGGCGACCTTATAAGTTTTACACTGGAAGGCGGAATAAAACTGAATTGCCTTGTTGCGGATGAAAAGAATGCAGGAGATGACAATGGGAGCATTTATGGACATAAGCAAGATTATCCCGCTCCCGGATGGTCAATCATAGAATTTGAGAGCATGGGTGGAAGCGATTACTCAAATTCCGGAGCATTACTCAATGTAAGCCAATGGAAAGGGAAGAAAGTGACAGCAGCTGTTAACGGAGGAAGATACAAAGGTCTATAAACACATACGAACGTTACGTAGAGCAAATGAGAAAAGCTGGAAAATTCTATAACGCTCCGGTACCTCAACTTGGAATTATGATGGATGCGGGAAAGATCAAAATAGATACCATGACGCTGGACAAAAATGATTATCTGATAAATTGTAATCTAAGATTGGACAATAAGAAGAAAATATTCATACATAATTCGAAGCCACAATCAGCAGAATATATGACGGATTCTTCACATAATGCAACACTGGAAGAATACAAGAAAAATATTCTACAGGAAGGAGACAGAGTCCTTCTTATAAAACTTAATAAACATGAAAAATATGTGGTGATAGCAAAGGTGGTGGTGCCAGAATGATGTTTCCGTTCGTGGACGACGAAGAAGAAGATGAGAAAGAAGAAAATTTATATATTCCACGGGAATATGGAATCAATTTTGAAACCGGCCAGCTTTCTGGAAAGATAGTAGAAGGATACGATGCACTTCTTGTGTGGGTATGGCTGGCATTAAAAACGCCAAGATATAGATACTATATTTATTCAGAGGACTATGGACAGGAATATGAAGAACTTATCGGGAAAAGCTACTCAAAAGAACTGACAGATTCCGAACTGGAACGGATGACAGAAGAGTGTCTGACAGAAAATCCGTATATAACGGGAATTGAAAATTTTACGTGTACAAAAGACGAAGGAAAAGTAACGGTTTCATTTCGATTGATAACAGAGCTTGGAGACGGGGAGGTGAATGCAGAGGTTTGAAGAAATGACATACGAAGCAATCATGCGATCAATGATGAAGGACATGCCAGACGACATTGATACATCAGAAGGCAGCTTGATATTTAACGCATGCGCAAAACAGGCGGTAAGACTTGAGGAAGCTTATCTGATGCTTGCTGGAATAGAACAGAATATGTATGCGGACACAGCGGACCTGGAACACTTGATCAGGAATGGAAACGACAGAGGATGTTATATCAACCAGGCAACATATGCAGAAATGACTGCTCAATTTAACTGTGAAGTGCCGCTCGGATCACGCTGGAATCTCGACGAATATAATTACACAGTTTACAACGTGATTGATGAAAAAGAACACACATACCGGCTTGGCTGTGATAGCCCGGGCGCAGAATCAAATCACATAATGGGAGATCTTGACCCGATCGGATACGTAGATAATTTCGAATGGGGAAGAATTATTAAGTGTACATTAGAAGGAAAAGATCAGGAAGAGACGGAGAGCTATCGCGCGAGATTACTTGCGACATATAATTACAGAGGGTTTGCAGGAAATCGTGAATATTACAAAAGCCGTATAAAAGAGTTAAGCGGTGTATATGGATGCAAGCTGAAACGCGTAAAGACACCATCGGACAGAATTGCCATAACCATCATAGGGCAGGATTACAGAAAACCGTCACAGGACGTTATAACTGCAACACAGACAGCTGTTGATCCGATTGTAAACAGCGGAGAAGGCGAAGGATTTGCGCCCATCGGGCATAGGGTGACGATCACTGGCGTAGAAGAAACTACCGTAAATATAGAGACAACAATCACATGCGAATCCGGATATACTGCGGAAGCTCTGAAAAGCTATATTAACCAGACTATTGATGAATATTTACTAAATCTGAGAAAAGAATGGGAAAATAAAGAAACAATCATCGTGAGAATACTACAAATCGAGGCAGCAGTTGTAAATATCAAAGGAATCATCGATGTGGCAGACACTAAAATCAATGGGAAAGCGGAGAATCTACAGATAACAGATGGAACTGTGCCAGTAAAGGGGGATATCACATGCATATAAATGTGGAGTACCCGGATGTTGTAATAGATATAAGAGAGATAAAAGCGTGCGTTGATGCAGGAGACAACGTTGGAAAGGTTCTTGAAAATTATCTGGAAGAAATTGACCGTAATATTACGATCAAAACAGCTGAAGAATCAGGAATACAGCACAGAGAAAAGATCCTCGGGATTCAACCATTGGATACCGCCAGTCTGGAAGAACGAAAGGTGGAAGTGCTACTGAGGTGGTGGTCCAGCCCTGTATACACAGAAACAACACTACGCCAGAAACTGGACGCAGTGCTTGGAAGAGAAAACTATATACTGGACATTGAGCTGGATAAAAAACAGGTATCATGTCAGGTTGAAGTGACGCGAAAGTATATGATTAAGGGAGTAGAAGATCTGTTTGAACAGATGGTTCCGCTCGATTATCTACTAGAAATAACCCTTAGATATAATCAATACAAAAAATATAAACCTTATACATATAAGCAGCTAAAAGAAAAGACATATTACCAGCTGCGGAATGAGGAGGTAACATTTGCAGAAAACAACTAATTATAGATTCCCAAAACCGGAAGATGATGATTTCTTCAACGTGAAAGATTTCGCAGACATGATGGACAAGGTCGATGAAACTCTTGCAAAAGTAGAAAATGCTGGAGGAATTTATGTCGGAGGGACAAACCTTTCGACGGAAGCTACGATTAACGATGAAGAAGCAGAATATCCTGTTCTGAGCAAAAATGCAAGCTCTATATCAGAAATAACGTTGTTCTCAAAAAGTCTTGCACTGAAAATAGGAACATATTCAGTTATGATTCGCATGAAGGTTTCAGATATATCGAAAACCGATTCTGTTATATCTGTAAAAATCAGAAAAGGATCATATACCGGAGAGATCATTAAAGAAATCCGCATTTCACCAAACATGTTTGATGCAAACAATAAATATAAGATTTTGGGAACTGTCGTAGACTTTGGGGAAGTAAAAAAAGGTACGAAAATGTACATCGAAGCGTCGATTTTAAAAACAACAATAATGGAAACAGTAACAATTGACTATATGCTCGTGAACCCGGCTTACACGTCAGTGTCAGCAGTATAGGAGAAGAATAAGGATCATAACAGCTGAATCTTTGAAACGGATCAAAGAAAAAGTAAAAAAAGTAATGATGAGCAGAACAGCAGAACAAATGGGAGGATCGCTGAAGAAATATGCAACACAGGAGTATGATTTTAGTATCATGCCGCAGAATGGAAAACAGATTTCAGATGAGCATATTCAAAAGATCATTGATCCGCTTCTGGAAATCAATGATTTCCTGCCGGATAACAGCCTAAAAAAAGAAAGAACTGCTCTTGAAATGACTTTAGAAAAGGCGGAAAACTTTGCAGATGAGATGTTAAAGATACAAAAAGACGCAAAGGTATCGGGGTGCAGGGGAAATTGCACAGGCTTATGCGAACTGGCCTGCGCGTCCACCTGTACAGGATGCACTTCATGCTCTGGAAACTGTAGCACTACGTGCGGAAAACAGTGCTCAGATGGCTGTTCGGGCGGCTGTGGCGGCTGCACAGGCGGCTGTTCGAGTGGCTGTACACATACATGCGGTGCAGGATGCACAACATCAACAAAAGCTTAAAAGGAGGAATGTAAAAGGGCTTGCACATCTAGTTGCGGAACTCAGTGCGCGACAAGCTGTCAGAATACAACGAAAGGAAATTGCGGAAGCTCATGCGGAACTGCATGCTCAACCAGCTGCAAAACTGGATGCAGTGGGAATTGTGATAGGCAATGCAACAGAGCATGCGAAGACGAATGTACAGGATGCCAGGCAGAATGCAGAGACGATTGCACAGCTGGATGCAAAACAGATTGCTTACAGACTTGCACAGTAGAGTGCGCACAGACTTGTGCAGATTGCACAAACGGGTGCGGAGGCAATTGCTTTGCAACATGTGCAGATGACTGTTCGGGTAGCTGCAAAAATAATTGCACTGGATGCGGCTACAGCTGTTCGTACGATTGTTCGGGATGCTCCGGAACATGTTCGGGGTACTGTACCGGATGCGACAACAGATGCACAGCATCATGTTCGACATCATGCACCGGATGCTCTGGTTGCAGTTCGTGCGGAAGTTCATGCGGATCCGAATGTACATCTTCATGCATGGGAGGATGCGCAGAATCGTGCTCAAATAGCTGTTCTACGATTTGCGGAGGATGCAGTACTTCATGCTCGTCAAATTGTTCTACTAATTGCGGAAATACATGCAAAGATACATGCTATGGGCAAGTTTCATCTACAGTAAAATGACCGACTTGGTCATTTTTGAAAAACAGGAGGAAGAAAAATGAAGTTAGTTTTAAAAAATAAACAGGAAATAGAAATAGCAGGAATGAACAATTCATTCTCGTTTGAAAAATTTAAGGATGGAAAAGGAAATGAATTAAGTTATAACAGTCTCATCACCATGTATGTAGGAGAGAATGAAACTTTTGAATCAGTCAAGAAAAAATTATCAGACGGAAACGATTCGGAGTTTACGTTGACTGTTGGAAAAACAAAAAGGGACTTCCCAGGATGGAGGGTGGATGTGATTACAGAGGATCTGTCAGACAGAGGAAGCGTGATCACAATAAAACTTGGAGCAATCTAAAGAAGGGAGAAACTATGAGAAAGATAATTGTAGAAATCGAAAGAGAAAAAGCAGAATACATTGAAAGATTGAACTTTGAGCTGGGATTTGCAAAAGATGTTATCCAGAGAATTATTGAATCACATCCGAATGATCCGGATGTGATCAATTCCGAAGCATTTAAAGCATATCAAAAAAAAGGAGCAGAACTGGAAGCAGAGTACAAACTGGCAGTTCGGGAAATTGAAAAGTTGTATATACCGGAAACAATAAAGAAGCATAAATATAATTGGATGCTTCCAAACAATTCGACGAAACTTGAGATCAACATAATGTGCAATTGTGAAATCGAAGGTATTGAAAATGAAAAGAACTGAGCAGTACACAGAACAATTGAGCCGGTTATATCCAGAACTTCATAAACCTACAGGGAAAGAAAAGGTCCTGACGCAGACAGTTACATTTCAGGTTACAGATGATTGCAATTTGGCGTGCACATACTGCTATCAGATCAAAAAAGGAAAACGCAAAATGAGCCTTGAAACAGCAAAAAAAATGTTAGACATGCTGTTAACTGGAGAAAAAGGAATGAAAGAATATATCAATCCTCAAAAATCCCCGGGACTGATTATCGACTTCATTGGCGGCGAACCATTGTTAGAGACGAAATTAATAGATCAGATATGCTCATATGCAATTAACAGAATGATAGAACTTAATCACCCTTGGCTTGATAAAACAATGTTCTCTATATGCTCAAACGGAACACTATATCATGATCCAGAAGTCGGGAAAGTACTTGATAAATGGAAGAACAGATTGTCTTTCTCAGTAACAGTTGACGGGAATCAAGAATTACATGATTCCTGCCGCATATTCCCGGATGGAAGCCCATCATATGACTTGGCGGTATCCGCGGCGAAAGATTGGATGAACAAAGGGAATTACATGGGTTCGAAGATCACCATTGCACCGGCTAATGTAATGCATACATACGATGCGATTGTCCATATGTTTGAACTGGGATATTGCGAAATAAATGCGAACTGCGTATACGAGGATGGATGGAAACCAATTCACGCCACCGTATTATATAACGAAATGAAGCGTCTCGCGGATTACATTCTGGAAAACAATATGGATTTCGAAAATGATTATTATTGTTCGCTGTTTGAAGAGGAGTTCTTCCATCCGAAGCTCTCGTCGGATCTGGAGAACTGGTGCGGCGGAAATGGAGTGATGTTGGCCGTAGATCCGGCAGGCATTATATATCCGTGTTTGCGCTACATGGAAAGCTCCCTGGGGAATCAACAGGAACCTTATTCAATCGGAGATGTAGATCATGGAATCTGCCAGACGGAATGCGACAGATGCCGCGTAGAGCGTTTGAAAAAAATTGACAGGCGAACACAGAGCACAGACGAGTGCTTTAACTGTCCTATCGCAGAAGGCTGCAGCTGGTGCACTGCATACAATTACCAGATTTTCGGTACACCGGACGCAAGGGCAACATATATATGCATTATGCACAAAGCAAGAGCACTGGCAAACGCTTACTTCTGGAACAGATATTACAGAAAAAATAAAATCAATAAAAGAATGAAACTATACATCCCGAAAGAATGGGCATTGGAGATTATCACGGAAAAAGAATGGAATTTGCTAAAGAGGGAGGCAGAAGAGGAATAATATAATAACTGCTGTTTTTTCAGAAGCAGAAACAAATATTCGAGCCGAAACAGCGTGGCAGTGGGATTATGGACAAATTTTAAGAATTCAGGGACTTACTCTACGGCCGGCTATTGAGATACATTTCTCATTGGAAGAAACAGGCGGAACATCTGTAACAAGAATAGGAACAACGAAAGATTCTGTAACAGATGTGACAATTCCGGATTCTATGCTGGAAAACGAAGAAACCGACCAAAATTACAAAATATACGCATTTATATACCTGAGTGAAAACACAGCTGGAAACACAGAACATAAAATAACCATACCGGTTAAAGCAAGACCAAAACCTGAGGTTCCCGGAACACCAGAAGAACCGGAGCTCTTCCGAAAAGCAGTCGAAGCCGTGAATGAAGCAGCTGGAAGAGCAGAAAAAGCCCAGGAGCAGGCTGAAGCATGGACGCATGGACATGAGAAACATCCAGAATGTGATACAGATAATGCAAAATATTACGCTGAACAGGCAAAGAAAGAGGTCACATCTATTTCGGGCAGAGTGGAAAATGGAAAGAAAGACATTGATAGTTACATCCGCCAGAAAAAAGCTGATCTGAAAGGAGAAACAGGAAATGTCTTTTTTGCTGCATTTAGAGTTGTGACAGGCAAATTAAAACTGTATTCAGATCCAGCAGTTGATAAGGTTCGGTTCCGAAGAACCGGATCACGTCTGAAGTACAGACTGAAAATGTGACAGGAGGATAAAATGAATACAGAAAATAACTACATAGAAACCGATTTGGGGAATGTTGCCTTAAATCCGAGAGGAGAATATGATTCTTCAGCTACCTACGAATATCTTGATGCAGTTTCATATCAGGGCGGCTCATACTTCTGCCTGGCAGAGCTGGAGACAACAATCACAGGAATTGCTCCTGATCCGGGTCATAATTCAGAACATTGGCAGATGATAGCCCTTCCAGGAGATATGACACCGGAATATATCGCAGCCCATGATGATGTGATTAATAAAGCCAAACAGGTTGAGACATCCAGAGCAGTAGTAGAGCAGTCCCAGCAGGAAATAGAATCAGCTCACACGGATATACAGCAGTTATATTCCGACACTGTGCAAGCAGCGCAGGAAGCTGAGAATAGCAGAGACAGTGCCGCAGGCTACGCCCAGAGCGCAGAGCAGTCCAGAAAGGTAGCATCAGAGTCTGAACAGAATATCAATGCACAGATCGCCGGATTTGATGAAAAAGTGACCGAATCGGTCACTTTGGCTCAGACAGAAATTGATAAGACAAGGAAACAGGCGATACAGACTATAATCAGTCAGCAGGAGACATCCGTAAAGAATGTAAAGAGTCAGACAGAAGATCATATTGCACTGAAAGAATTAGAAGCACAGCAAGGAATTACAGAACATACCAATCAGGAGATTGAAAGATTTGATGTAAACATAAAGACAGCGAAAGATAATCTGAACAAGACAATTGCGGATGCAACTGCAAAGGATACGACACTCAAAAAAACGATTTCGGACGCGGCAAATTTAAACACAGAAATTGGAAAATCCTTAGAAGCTGTCAAAACTGCCACGACTACAGCTGAAACCGCGGCAACAAATGCAAATACCGCCACAAAAGCTGCTAAAGACCAGGCGGCTGCCGCCAAGTCCGCAACAGATGCACTGATTGCTCAGACACAACATATAACTTTGGCAATAAATAGTGAAGACGGCGGACTTGATATCGTCTATACAGAATAACTGGAGATTATAAATAAAGGAGGAACAGAAATGGCAACAGGAGACCAGACACTCATTAATTTTCCACGCGAAAGCACTATGAAAGAAATTTCACAGGCATTGCAGACAATGGCATTTACACAGGCGGCAAACCTGGAAAACATATCAACGTGGGACCAGATCAACGGACTTTCCAGAAATGGGTACGCTCAGAAAATTTTTGATTTCGGAGACCAGATTCTTGAAAAATGGACGGATACTGCCACCAGCCAGGAATATGATTTCCCGTGGCAGGTTACACATTTTGAAAATGTAGAACTGGAGGACGGAGAAGTCATTCCAGGAACATTTCTGGAAGCGCATTACACAACCCCATTCGGATTACAGTTTAGCAACCGTGCATTCTTGCGCTGTCCGGATGGACTGGCAGCAGGAACTTATCACCTCAAATTAGAAAAGGATTGGGGAAATAATGCAAAAGCAGACACATACTGGCAGTTTACTTTGACCAAGGCCGTACCTGCAGGCGGATCAGTATATGGATTCACACAGATGCCGGACGTTGCGCCGAGCAACTGGAAAGCAACATCTTACGCTGCAGACGGAATCACCACAATTGAAACAGTAGCAATCACATCCGGATCAGACGGAACAGATCTGGGAACCATGCAGTACGCAACCAGAAACGGAAACCTCAACAGTATGCAGGAATCAGCATACGGCTGGAACCGCTGGAAATACTCAGCGGCCCGTCAGTGGCTCAATTCAACACAACCAAAGGGCAAATGGTGGACAAAACAGGACGACTGGGATATTGCACCGAGTCAGTTAGCCACAAAAGACGGTTTCCTCTGCGGAATGCCTGCGGATATGCTGGCAGCATTAAAGACGGTCAAAGTAACTACACTTGCGAACACGGTCAATGATGGCGGCGTGACAGATATCACATACGACAGAGTATTCCTTGCATCCATGTCTCAGATGAATGTCAACATGAGCAAAGAGGAGGGAGCAGTTCACGAATACTGGCAGCGGAGAACAAATTCAAAAACACCAATTGAACCATGGAAAACCTATCCGATTATGATTAGATATTCAGCTGCGAACCACACATCACCTCAGATTGTGTTTTCTCGTTCAGCTAACCGTGGCAACGCTAACGGCGTCATGGGTGTGAACACCAGTGGCGGCGTCAGCAACGCGGGCGCGTGGTACTCGTATGTGTATGCCCCGCTTGTCGTCGTATAATCAGCAATCAAATAATCCCTGCACCCACGGATGCAGGGATAGAAAGGAAAAGAAATGGCAGTTAAAGCAGGTGAGAGAAATGTACCGGACACGCCACAGAACAGACAGTTAAATGCAGTATGGTACGCAAGAGAGCTGGCGGCCTACACGATTCAGATCTGCAAGAATAAAAAGGTATTTCTTCCGGAATATCAATCTGCGCTCACGGACGATATCATCCGGACAGCGAAAGACATTTATATAAATGCCTGGACCGCAAACAATATCCGGGTAACAGAAAAGAATAAGAAAGAATTGTGGGCCTGGAGAAGCAAACTGCAGCGCCAGTCGATTCTGGATTGTAACAACTTACTTGCGCTGATCGGACTTGCACACCCGCTCTTTCATCTGAAAGGAAAAAGGGTAGAATATTGGTCAGAACAAACAGTAAAAGTGAGAAATTATATTAAAAAATGGCGGGAATCTGACATAGAAAGATACTCTTAAATTACATGGGATGTAGGCTATCACCTCAGAATGTGTTTTCTCGTTCAGCTAACCGTGGCAACGCTAACAACGTCATGAATGTGAACACCAGTGGCAACGTCAACAACACGAACGCATGGAACTCGAATGTGTATGCCCCGATTGTCTTCCTAAAAGCATTATGGTTATTGCATAGCAATGATCGCCTTGAAGATATAGACAAGGAGCCGAAATCCCTGGCATAAGCCTAAACAATACCGCGGATAATCGAAAGAGACAGCGCGTGACTCACACGAGCCTGCCAGCACTGAGAAACTGCGGAAATACAAAAGATGAAAGACTATATAACAAGTTATGACAGCTTGTACGAATCCATGATGAAGTGTAAGAAAGGAGTAACCTGGAAGCCCCCTGTTAAATCATTTGTATTGAACGGAGAGGAAAACATACTCCGCATGAAACACCAGCATCAGGACGGAACATGGAAGAATGGGAAACCTAAAACAGTTTTGGTTACATATCCAAAACGCCGGGAAGCTCTGAGCATTCCGTTTAAGGATCGCATATATCAAAGGAGTATCAACGACAACTCCCTTTATCCTCAAATGACACGGGGATTCACTTATGCAAACTGCGCCTGCCAGACAGGAAAAGGAACAGATTTTGCAAGGGGATTAGTCAAAAGATACTTATGGAATTATTTCTGTAATTACGGCCTGGACGGATGGATAGTTCAAATTGATATTCACGGATATTATTTGAATATGCGCCACAGTGACGTAGAGAACCAGATCGCAGACAGAACAGACAAAGATACGACAGAAATGTCGTGCGGAGTCTTACGGGATCAGTACGCTGGAGAGACCGGATACAATCCCGGATCGCAAATGGTCCAGATCGCAGGGATCTCTCTTTTAGATCCTGTCGATCATTACATCAAAGAACAGCTGCATGTAGAATATTACATAAGGTATATGGATGATTTCTGGATCCTTGTCCAGACCAAGGAAAAAGCGGAAGAGGTTTATTCCGAGACGATAAAGAAACTCCGGAAATATGGTCTGGAGATAAATGAAAAGAAATCCCATATAACACCGCTTAGAAAAGGATTCATATTCCTGGGTTTCGATTACCGGTTAACAAATACAGGAAAGGTGATTGTGACACTAAACTCAGACAGCGTAAAACATGAGAGGAGAACCCTCGTAAGAATGGTACATAAATCTCAGAAAGGGAAGCTGGAAGAGAAGAAAGTAGACGAACATCACAATTCCTGGGAAAATAATGCTGATAAAGGAAATTCGTATAAAGTAAAACAAAGGACTCAGAAATATTTAAAACAGTTAAGAAAGGGTGAAGAACATGGAAGTAAGAAAAATGACTCAGACACCTGCGGAAGCGGCAGAGGACGAAAACCTCAGAGCAACCGTAGAAAAGCAGAAAAAAACCATTGAAAACCAGAACGTAACAATTCAGTATCTGGCAGCAATGACAGATGTTTATATTCCGGAAGAGGAGGAAGAAGATGTACAGAATTTTATTGAAAATGAAGAAAATGTATAACCACGAAAACTGGCTGAAAATGGTAGAACAGGCAAAGGAACGTGGAAAACTTACAGATAAAGAATACCAGGAACTCATTTCTTTGCCAGAGGAGAATAAATGACAAAATTACAGATCATAAGCAAACTCTGGTCCATCGTCTTTGACTTGGTCCTGCTTGCAAACGGCCAGAGCAATAAAACTCTGCAGGAGATTGAAAAGGACATTGATCTTGTAGAATTTAATTGCCGTAAATATGCAGATGTTGACGATGATGAACTGCCAGAGAATATAAGAGCAGAGCCACTGAAAGACATATTACCGTTTTAAAATTGCGCCGGCGCAAACCGGAGGAAGAGTGATATAATTAACTAAAGAATGTTTCGGTATTACCAATACACACCAGTATATACCAGACATTTACAAGGGTTTACGGCTCATGGGCTTTTGGGACGAGGGCGTAATAAGATGAATTTCGACTTTTATTTTGTGAGAAAGAGGGTGTTACAAATGGCAAAAGTAAAAGATACAGGGTATAGAATGATTATAGAAAATCATGGTGGAAGATGGATGTTTGTTAATGACGATATTTACAGTTTTATGAAATGTTCAAATTGCAAAGAGCAGATTTTAATTAAAGATGCTGAAGGATATTGCCCTAATTGCGGAGCAAAATTAGAAGGCGCGGGAGATTAATATGAAAAAAATTAAAGCAAGGCGTGTGGATGGAGTAAATGGATGTATAGAATTTGATTGAGAAATTTATGAGAAGAATCAGAGCGGAGCCGAGAGACTTCTAAAATTGCGCCGGCGCAATTGCCAGAAAGGAAAAAGAAATGGAAACAATCATTTCAGCCTGCATCAGTGCGACGGTTACATTAATTGTATGCGTGATCAGCAATAATGCACAGCAGGAAAAGACGCGAACTCTTATGGAGTACAAGCTGGAAGAGCTGACTAAAAGAGTAAATGAACACAATAACCTTATCAAAAGAACTTATGCTCTGGAAGAAAAAATAAGTGTGCATGAGGAACAGATTAAGGTTGCGAATCATAGAATAGAAGACCTGGAAAGAAAAGGAGAATGACTATGGAACAGATTACAAATTATGTAAAACCGGAACTCATCGTAGTAGCAATTGCCTTATATTTTGTAGGCATGGCACTCAAACAGGCGCAGGCAGTAAAAGATAAGTATATCCCGCTTATCCTTGGCGGAATCAGCATTGCAATCTGCGCGATCTATGTGTTTGCCACCTGCACCTGCGGTACCGGACAGGATGTTGCAATGGCAATCTTTACAGCAATCACACA